CGTTGGCACACCATCCACATACACATTGGACAGGACACTAAAAGATCCCGCCGCAGGTATGGTTGTGCCCCCTACTCCAGTCAAATTGACTGTTATGGTGGCTCCGCCAGCGGCATAAGCAGAACTGACTGAACCCTTAAACATAGAAGTGGGTGCAATTGATTGTGTGATCAATGTTTGACCATTTGAAAACGGGTAAACGTTTGGCGTAACATTGGCCGTCCCCAGGGTGGGATTCGTGTTGGCTATATTGTAAACTAATTCGGATTCATCTACACCAGAGGTAACAAATGATTCCGTTTTGCCATACTTGATGAGACCAATGTAAGTCTCATCATAACCAGTCAAATCCGCAGCATTGTACGAAATGACATTGTCATGATTTGGAGTGGTAAACTGTGTGTAAGTACCACCAGCATACAACGTCGAATTCATGGTGGCAATATTCAAACCAACCGACACAATTCTACCCTGGGCTTGAGGGCCAGACCCTGAGCCCGTTATCTCCGCAAAATTAGCACCAACATAGGGGCTATTCAACGAAAAAGGGCGAGCAAAGGGCATCAAAGCTTGCAATTGGGATGACGTCGGGTACTCTGTCAAACCAACATTGTTGTCCAAAATGAACAACGAAGGGCAATCTTTGGCCAATGAAGGGGCAACAAAAATGCAGCCAATGGCTGCATTCCGCGCACCAGCACTGGCAGTGATCCCGCCAATAGTAACCTGAAAGCGTTGAAAAATACAGACTTTCTGGGAAGGGCGGGATGGATGACGGGGAACACATGCGCCAGCGGCCGCGCCATCCCAAGGATTGGCAATGGCTAAAGCATACTTGGCAGCACAATGCGAAAGACCAAATGTCGATTGATATGAATCGCTTGCAGACGTGGCTGATTGCTTCACCTGCAAACTCTTCGCACGACCAATATCGCGAACCTGCTTACGCAAATCCGCAACAACCATGGCCTGTGAATTGGACCCCTTGTTTGAGTTTTGGTTGGGACTCTTACCCTTTCGATTAATTTTCTTGCTTGGAACATAATTCTGTCTGATCAGCAGCAATGTTACGCTACTGGACGGCGGGGACAGGCTAACGTCGTTAACGCCTGTTAATTAACAAGCCCGCTAGCACTAAAGCTAATCTTGGTCCCACTCTTAGCACCGCAGCGCAGGAGGTGGGGGACTGCCTAAGCTCCGTTCCATGTGTGGGTTCCTATACGTGACGAGCGCATGGTATCTAGCACACAAGCAAAGGATAAACCCATTGTGACTAAACAACTACTGGGGTCCTATCGCGATAATAATTAAAGTGATTTCTCACTCCCAATAAAGGGCGCAAACTCCGAAAATCGGAGACAATGGCGCGCAAACATTAATAATTTGCGCGCCAAATGAAGGGTGACTAAGTCATCGAGTTCCTCCACGGGCAAACAGCCTCTCTGCATCCGAATGTACTAAATACACGGTATACAAGAGAAGCTGGTTGCACACACCACTAACATGTGCACAATTAAGCCCCCTTACTGCACTAAAAGCAGCTTAAAGACACCACCACGGCCTAAACGGTGGTATGCCTAAAAATCCCGTCAG